AATATACCCCCCCCCCTCTGAATGCTGGAGTGCTGTGCGGTGTCAAAGATGGTTACTACCTGACACACACAACCCCTACTAAATTTTAGCGGGGACAGTACCCCCGTCATGTTTAACCCTTAAAAACAAGTATCATGAAAGTAATAACAATTAAAGAATTCGCACAGGAAAACAATATCGTCAACTACGTAAAAACTGTGCGCACTAACACTAACGGCTACTGCTACGTAACATTCGTCAACGAAGCTAACGAAGCAACCAATGTATATCTCTCTCGCAAGTTGGGGGAGGAAATATCCGAAGGAGATAGCGTAGTCGAAATGTTTAAGACACACGAATGCGCTGTGTTTGAGGTAGTTAACGCTGATGGCGAGACACGAATTAAGCTTGGTAGTCGTAGCGAATCACTACGCGGTAACATCGAAGACCTGTTCTAACGAGCAGGCTTCGTTGCCTTTTAATTAAATATAGCTCAATAACTAAATATAATAACCATGTCAATAATAATCTGTTTATCACTCGCAATAACAACAATCGCACTTAAGTATTGGTTGCTAATAAAACTATAAGGGAAGTAACATTCCCTTTTAGTTATTATCATTTAATATAAATCCTTGTTATAAAGATATTCTACACAGATGCGCTCATACTGTCACTGTTTATCCAACTGACAAACAATACAAACCCTTATGAAAAAAATGTTACCATTCTACTTCGTGTACGTAACAGCACTCGGAGTATTCTCAGGACTATTAATGTCTATGGGAACAAACATTATGCAGGCTATCTGTGTAATGATACTATTCTGGTCTTTAATGTTAATGCCTATGCTTAACGTTAAAGACTAATAATAGTCAATCTTTTAAAGATTAATAAGTTATAGTATGGGTATTCCCTACTAACACATCTAGCGGACTATAACTTATATAGCTTAATCAATAAATAAATCATAAACACATGAGTAAACTAATCATGTTGCTAGTTACAGCAACAATTGCTTTTACAAGCATCGCAAGTAGTAATGATCCAGGAGGATATAACTACAAAAAACATTACCGTAAACAAAAGATGAGTAGAAACCTTGATCGTTTGTTTAACCGCAACAAATGTTACGGAAAATCTTATCATAACATAAGATAATAGATCTTATAGATCTGAAAAGAGCTGTTGTATGACAGCTCTTTATTCTTTATATTTACCTTAAAACATAAAGACATGGATAATAATCCTTTTGAAGACAATAACTTTTTTGTTTATCAGACTACTGTAGAAATAGAAGATGGTGTAATACTAGTAGTTATTACAGATGGCCCAGTTGATAGCGAGGACATCATTCAAGACTATGTGTACCAACGTCACTATGATGCACAGCCTGATAAAAGTAAATATCGCACAGTAAATCTTTCTAAAGATTTTGAGCGTATTTACGAACTAGCAAATCCTGTACATATGAAGCTTACAATGAAAGCTATCGATTATACAGCTTGCTATAGTTAGAGTATATATACTCTGGGTTGGTTAACATTTAACCTACTACAGCTCTTGGGTCTAGTATCCAAGAGCTTTTTCTTATTAAAGTTTTAAGGGTGAAGCACCAAGAAATGTAGAGATACAAAGTATTGGTGCTTTTTTATTCTTATCAAAATACTAGTCAGGTGGCTGAAAGAATAAAGCGCATCTGTTATCACAGCATACATTGAATAATGTATGCGAGGTCGGGAGATCAACTTGTTGTTGATCGTAACCTTGGAAACCCGAGATGGCACAAAGTACACGTTGCAGGTTAAAGTCCTGTCCTGACTACTAATTAGTTCTTTTTTTATAGGCAATGATTGTTAGCATCGTCAAAAAAATACGATCAAATTGCAAATTATATCTATAAGCTCGAATAGATATGATAGACTTTACAAGTCTGAACTCCAAGAGCAAAACAAACATTTATTTATTTATCTATTTAAAATTTATTATTATGAAAACTATCGTTTTAGAATCAGCAAAAGGAGTAAAAGGAGGAAAAGTTCAATTGGCATTTTCTCAAGTAATAGAAACTGGTAAAGCACCATCAAGCATTTTAGGTTTACTAAATGCATCTGATGAGCGTTTTAACCAATCTAAACCTCGTATGGCTTGGTTAACTGCACAGCCAGAAGATGTTAAGAAGGTATTTAACCTTGATCTTAACCTTGCAGAAGGTGAAGAACTTGAAATCAACATGGTAGATCCTCGTATGGCAGGTGATAATCGTGCGTTGAACATTCAAATTACTGAGACAACAGAAGGTACTGAGTATGATGTAGCTAACTTTGAAACTCGTGCTAAACGAGCAGGAAAAGACGGTGACTTCATCATGAAAGATGGTAAGTATATTTATGTTCGCACTACAGTTGTAGCTGGCGAAGCTAAACACTTAATCTTTGATGAAACAACTCGTGTATCTGCAAATCCAACAACATCATCTTTGATTTCTGATGCATTAGGAGAATAATCTCCGTTAAACTAAATAGAGGGGTAGTCTTTGGGCTACCCTTCTTTTTTTAAAATCTTTAGCCGTATGAATAATATTAAAACACGTCGTAGAGTAACTCTAGATGAACTAGGATTATATCTGCGCACTATAGAATTAGATTATAAACCACAAGATAATCAAGAGAGAGCTGATTTAATCTCGCAATTCTTTAATGTCTTGTGTTATAAAGAAGATGTTGATCACTATGAGCAGTTATCTCATAGACATCAAGAATATCTTCAACAAGATTGGGAATTAGAATCTCGTAGAGAAGAGTATTTTAAGTCTTTAAATACTATTAACCCTTTTAATTAAAAATCATTATGAAATATGCATTATTAACATTGTTAGTATTACTGTTTAACTCACAAAAAGCACACTCGCAATGGAAACTTAAAAAAATAGACACTAGAGATCTATTGTTTAATGTAGTATCTGTTAAATCACACGGGCTCACACTTAAACTTAAAATCATGGACACTAGTACTATCATGTATCTTAAAGGAAACTATTTTAGTGATGAGAATCCTTTTATAACACTAGAACTCTTTACAAATGAAGGTGTTAAATACCATAACTTTAAGAATTCTAAAAGATACTATGATGATATAGTTATACTAACTCATGATCTAAAGAACACTAAAGTTCTTAAAGATTTAAAGAAAGCATTTGCTATTAGAGTAACTATACAAGATAATACTTTAGGAACTCAATCTGTTTGTTTAAATACAGAGAATTATTTAAATTTATCGAATAACTTTAGTCACGAATAGGTAAGCTCTTATTAGGAGGATAAACTAATCAGTTGTTTTAAAAAGGCATATAGGTAAGTTCTAGCGGGAGAAGAGTGTCCCGCTTCTTTATTTATTAACTAATCATTTATTTTATGGAACCGTTTAGAAATATGCTTATGATATTCATAGGCGCATCAATGAGTGTACTGCTTATGTCTGTAAGTATCGACACAAAACCTAAAGAAATAGTAAAGGTTAAAACTAAAGTGATAGAGGTGCAACCACAAGAGATTAAATTCTCTGAAGCTAATCTTCTTAAATTATTACAAGAGCTAAATATTAAAAACTACAGAATTATTTATGCTCAAGCAGTCTTAGAGACTGGACACTTTAGATCTAGATCTTTTACTCAAGGGAATAATTTATTCGGAATGAAAGTAGCTAAGTCTAGACCTACTACTAATTCTGGAGAGTATTTAGGACACGCAAAGTATAATTCTTGGCAAGAAAGTGTATATGACTATGCTTTGTATTACTCTAAATATCTTTCTAAGTTTAAAACTGAAGAAAGTTATTTTAACTATCTAAAGCAACACTATGCTGAAGACCCAAACTACATTAATAAACTTAAAAAAATCATGAACTAATGGAAAAGACAGGAACTTATAAACTATCTGTAAAGAAAGCAGGTACAAAGAAAGCTGAAGAATTATTTAGAGGTAATTACTGGGCGTGTATGACGTATTATCATCGTCAAACTCCTTGGAGTTTTATGTTACATCATAAATTTATAGATGATGTTTATACTATAACAAAGGTAAAAACCACTACTACTAAAAAACAAAAAGAGTCCCTAGTAAAATAGGGACTTTTTATTTTAAATCAGAATAAGATGAATTGTATAAAATGTGGTAAACCAGCAGATAAAATATACTCACCTGACTTAGATGTCAAGGGTATAGGTATGTGCAATAGACATGAAGAAGAAATTAAAATAGATCTTTTAATTGCACAGTTTCAAGAAAATGGTTGGGAAAAGTTTAAAAAGAAATATTTAAAATCTAAAGAAAATGAGAAAATTTAGTAAAAAAGAATTAGAATATTTTAGTCAAGGAGATCCTTTATATCCTGATGATAAAAATAAAGTTAATTCTCTTTATGCAGAAAAAGAAGAATATTTAAGATCTATAGGCGCTACTGATGAAGATATAGAAGAAGGAGATGACTTATGTCCTGAAGAGTTGTGGTTTTATGCTTGTGATATAGTCGCTTTGTTAGCTGAAGAACTTTTAAAAGAAAGAGAAAGAAAGTATGATAAGTTAATGGGACCTATAGAAGATATAGAAAGAGAACTTAAATATTTAAAAGAAGCAATAAAATCTAATTTGGAATAAGTATGCTAGAGAAAGTAACTAGAAAAACGTTTACTATTAGAGAATCTGGTAGATCTAGTGATTATATTACTCCATCGTTTGGTTATGGTTGTTTGCTACAATGTGGATATTGCTATATGAAACGACATAAACCTGAAGGTTTATCTGTTGCTAAGAATATAGGGGATATCTTAACTAGTATAAATAACCATGCATATTTCTATGCAGATGTAGAAAAACCTAATCAAACAGATGAGAAATACATCACCTATGACATAGCTTGTAACGAAGATTTTGCTTTGCATTCTAAATACTATCCTTGGCAGGATATATTTACATTCTTTAGGGATCACCCTGTAGCAAAAGCAACTCTTGCAACTAAGATTGTACCTATTAACTTTTTAGAATTTGATCCAAAATACAAGGTTCGTATAAGATTTAGTCTTATGCCTCAAAGAATCTCTGATATTTTAGAGCCAAATACTAGTAAGATAATAGATAGAATCAAAGCTATTGATGCTTTTATAGAATCAGGATACGATGTTCATGTGAACTATTCACCCGTGGTTATCTATGAAGGCTGGCAGGAAGATTATAAAGAACTTTTTGAGATGATGAATAACTATGTGGACTACAAAGAATTAGTAAAAGCAGAGGTGATTTTTCTTACTCACAATGAAAGTAAGCATCTTTATAATCTAGAAAAAAATATTCCTGGAGAAGAATTACTATGGACTCCTGAAATTCAAGAAAGTAAAATATCTCAGTATGGTGGTAGAAATGTTAGATACAAACATCATCTTAAAGCTGAGTATATTAAGGAATTTCGAGAAATTCATCGTAACTTAATCGACTGGAACATAATAAGATATATATTCTAAACTTATTAATTATGAGAAAAATACCTGAATTTTGGCAAGGAGTATTATTAGGCTTTCCTCTAGGAGTTATGTTCTTTGCGCTTGTAATAGTAGTATTTATGGAGTTTATACTAAATGTATGAGAGTATTTAACACCATATTATTATTTATACAATTAATACTTATATTAATAATTGTGAATTTATTATTTAAAAACTTAGATTAAAAATTATGAAAGTAGAACTAATTATGAACGGAGCTGTAAAAGTTGTTATGGTTCCAGAGAACGAGCTAGAAAAAATAGCTTTAAATTTGCTGAGTAAGTGTGAGTTACAAAGCACTGAGATAAACTCACAAATACAAATATTAGATAAAATAGTACATGACGGTTTAATAATTCAAAGTAAAAAACAACAAGATGGCAAAGTATAAAATAGTTGCTGAAGATCCAGAGAAAAACATAGTGTCTGGTTTTAGAATAATGGTAAAGAAAAATTGGTACACCCGATGGAAATATGTTAGAAGAACTAATGATCCTTCTGCTCATGCATGGTGGTCTACAAAACGTGGAGCTCAAGCATATATTAATTTCCTGCCTAAAGACAAAAAATAACTATGAGACATATCTACAAACAAGGCATAAATTCAATAAGAATAATGCTTAGATATAAAAAACTCAATAGTAAACTTCGTCATAGAGCTTATAAAGTTTATATAAACAACGAAGACGGTAACTAATCAATGATTTATTTAGTAACAAATCAACAGGCTATGTTTAGTCCTGTAGGGTATTCTATGGCTACTGTCGAAGAGTCTTTAGAATACCTGG